GGATTTACGCAGGTAAATTATACCCCTTGACAATGGCGGTCCAGAGCGGTAGATTTCGGGCATGGCGACGGACAGACCACTGACCAACAAGCAGCAGCGCTTTGTGGAGGAATACCTCAAGGACTGCAACGCCACTCAGGCTGCAATCAGGGCAGGCTACAGCCGAGCGAGCGCCAAATTGTCCGGACACCGCTGTATAACGAATGATACCATTTTGCGGATGATCCTGGCGAAACAGAAGGAACTGGCTTCTCAGTGCAACGTCGAAGCCAAAGAGGTCATCGAGGAATGCAAGAAACTGGCGTTTGCCAACATGGCGGACTATATCACGGTTGACGGCTACGGCAAACCCGAGATTGACCTGTCACGGATGACCAGAGACCAAGCCGCTGCCCTGAGCGAGGTGACAAACCGCAGCACGACCACCAAAGACGGCGGGAGCGAGCACTACGGCATCAAATTCCACTCGAAAGACGGGGCGCTCGAGAAGCTCTGCAAGCACTTGGGGCTATACAAAGAGCCTGAGGCGGAGACGAAAATCGAATTGAAGATCGTGATGTACGGGGTGGACGATGGCGATTGACCCCGGCTCAGTGCCGAACCCGCGATTCCACTCCAACCGCTGCACGCAGTGTACGGTGGCGGACGTGGAGTGCCACCATCCCCCATTCGGGCAGTTGTTCCCCTGGCAGAGGGCGTGGCTCACTGCCATCGATTCAGGGCGGGCCAGGATGAGCCATATCGAGGTCCACCGCCGGGCCCGCAAGACCGCAACGGCGATCAATCTCCAGTTCCGCGAATGTGCGAGGATGCCCAAGACGAGGCACGTCTACGTGGGGCCTACGTTCGCAGAGTCCAGGCGTATTGTGTGGGATGACCCAACCATGCTCAAGGAGGCGCTGCCAGACAAGCGGGCGCTGGGGTGGCGGCTGAACGAGCACCATATGGTTGTCCGGTTCGAGAATGGCAGCGTCTGGCAGTGCTTCGGAGGTGACGACCCCGACTCACTCCGTGGGGCTGACGCTCAGACGTTCGTGTTCGACGAGTGGGCCTTAGCCAAAGAGCAATGCTGGACTGAGGTCTTGCAACCCATCTTCCGGCAGGACAAGACCCGGCGCGTGGCCTTCCTCTACACGCCCAAGGGCTACAACCACGCCACCCGCATGTTCGACTACGCCGCTTGCGTGGATCAGGGCTCACCCCTGCCGGTAAACGGCCCCGCGCAGCACTGTAGGCCAGGACAGTTCGCCCTGCGTCTGACGGCTGACCGCAGCGGGATCTTCACTCCTGAGGCTCTCCAGGAGATCCGCGACGACCCCAACGTCACCGATGAGGAGTACAAGCAGGAATACCTCTGTGCCAGGATCATGGACGAGGAATTCGCCCTGATCACCAGTGCTATGTTGGATGTCCTCGAGGCCGAGCGGGCCCGCCAGAAGGCCGAGCGGGCCATCATTTCCTGCGACCCCTCGATGGGTGGGGACGCCTGCGCGGTGGACGTGCAGTGGGGGCCTCAGTCGATCTTGCATCGATCCTTCCGCACGCGCGACACGATGCGGATCGTGGGCGAACTCCGCAGGATCAGCGACGAGACTGGCATTTTGGATTTCATCATAGACAGCATCGGCATCGGGGCCGGCATAGCCGACAGGCTCAAAGAGGACACCCGCTATCAGGTTATAGCGTTCTGCTCATCGGAGGCGTCCAGTACGCCAAACCGCTATGCGAACCTGCGAGCAGAGATGTGGTGGACCGCACGCGAGGACGTGATGACCTATGCCTGCTGCAAGCCCGACGAGGAAACCTGCCGGCAGATCCCATTCGCCAGCCGGTACAAGATCGGCAGCAACGGTAAGATACAGATCCTCACGAAGGACAAGATCAAGGAGGAATTGAACCGCAGCCCCGACGACGCCGACGCCTGGGCCATGGGCCGCTGGGGGATCAGACTGGCCAGGGAGTGTGCCGGCAAGATGATGCAGTACGTGGTGCAGCAGGCGGTTGCACCCGAAACGGACCCCTGGGGCGACGACGTAACAGACTATGGACGGGGGGCAGGATGGTAACGATTGATATCTATAAGGGTTCGTCGATAAACCTGCTGGAGATTGCGCGAGCGTGGCAAGCGGAGGCCGATACGGGATTTGGGCTGAAGTTGGAGCCGGAGCACTTCATTGCGCACTTACAGCTGATGATCGACGGCCCGGACTCAGACGTTCTGGTGCGCCAACTGCCAAATGGATTTATGCAGGGGTTCATGGGCGTGCATTTGCTCGAGTCGCCGCTCTCGGGCGAGCTAATGGCCGAGGAACATATGTGGTACATCCTGCCTAGATACCGCAGCCTGGCGGCAACCAGGGCTTTTCTCGCGGCAGCTGAGGCATGGGGCAAAGAGCGTGGGGCCACACAATTTATCTTGACAGCCAGCAGATTAGCCAATATAGATGCTGGTAGGGTGATGAGGATGTATGGGCGGCTGGGGTTCAAGCCGTTCGAGACGGTGTTCATCAGACCGATTGGGGGCTAGACTATGGGATGCTTAGGGGGCAAACCCAAAGAGCGAACCGTCACCACCACCACCATAGCCAGCGATCTCGACGCACTCCCCGGCGCGAACAAGAAGAAGAAACGCAAGGGCCAACTTTATCCTGGCGAAGCCCAGAGGGATCTGGGCCCGCTGAGTCTGTCCCAAGGGGGCCTGCTGGGCACCAGCCAGGAGCGGGCGAGCCTGTTCGGATGAGTGAATCAAAACGGAAGCCATGGCTTCCGATATGCCTTGAGATGCCTCGAGAGGGCCTCTCGATGTAGTGTGTGACAAATTCGCACCGTCGTGATGACTGGAGCGGCATATGCCTACATGGGACCAAATGAACCTCTATGACCGGTTTGTCGATTACAGACAGACCGAGATGGAGCGAGAGAAGCAACTCTACAGCGATGTGAATCAGGAGGTTGTGTCCTACCTGCGCCCCGACCTCACCGGCAACACCGACACCGACATCGGCAAGGCGATGGGCACCGACATCATTGAGGGGACCGCGCACTTCGATGCCGCCATCATGGCAAAATGGTTCATGGGCAACCTTGTGGGCCCGGCGTTGCACTGGATCCGCTACCGCATGGAGGAGCGGAAATACCAGGGGGATGATGTTTTCAACGGCTTTCTGCAGCGCATGGCCGACTTCATGCTGGAGCAGGTGTACGCTCACCCGTACTCGAATTTCTACGAAGTGAACGGCCATTTCGTTTTGGACGGTCTGACGACGGGCAGCCCGGTAATGCTGACGGAGTGGGATGCTGCGTACAAACGGAACGTCTGCTTGCTGCCCCACTACACTGAGAACTACCTCATGCGTGACTGGTTCGGTGACGACGTCGGCTACTCGCGCAAATTCCAGGTGACCAACTTTCAGGCGATGCAGACGTTTGGGACCAAGGACTCCACAGGGAAAAAGGACTTCGCGAACCTACCGGCCGAGATCCGCAACGAGATCCGGCAGGGCCAATACCTGACCAAACACTGGTATCTGATGTGCATCGCCCGCGCCGGGGACGCCATATTCGAGGACTTGAAGCCTCAGTATCAGATACCCCTGACCCGGCCCTGGATGCAACTGTGGTTCTGCTGCGATGCCAACCAAGCCGAGGATAAGAAACCCCTGAACTACGCACCGCTGATGCGAGGACAGGAACTGGCCGTCAGACCGGACGGAAGCCAGATCAATATGCCGACCTCGGCGCCGGGATTCTGGAGCCGACCTTTCAACGTCTGGCACTACAACCGCCTGCCGCATGAGACCTACAGCAGGACGCCCGGCTGGTATTCCCTGCCCGACGTCAAGGGCTTGAATGCTGCGTGGCGCACGGTCCATGAGACTGCCCACCGAGCCGCATCACCCGCGACCCTGGCAGTCGAGAGCCTCAAAGGCAAACTCAAGTTGGGGGCTCGCGGAGTGACGTGGATACCAGACCAGAACTGGGACAAGCGTCCCGAGACGTTCCAGCGGCAGGCCCAGTATTCCTGGGCGATGGACTTCATCGATCGCCGGTCGGAGACGGTCGGGCGGCATTTCTTCAGGGACATGGCCAGAATGATCGACAACTACAGCCGGGAGCATACCCAGCCACCGACCGCGTACCAACTCTCCCAGATGATCTCCGAGACTCTGGTACTGATCGGCCCGGCGATTACGTCGTATGCGGGCCCAGCATTGCAGAACATCGACGACCAGTTCATCGAGAGCCAGATGG